ATGAGAAGGCGTATTTTTGCACTCGTTGACGTAAATAATTGCTATGCAAGTATTGAACGTTTCTTTAATCCTAAGCTTAACAATAGACCTGTCATTGTTTTATCGAATAACGACGGTTGTGCTGTTGCGCGTAGCGCCGAAGCTAAAGCAATTGGTATTAAGATGGGTGAACCATTATTTAAAATAATAGATCTTGTTAAGCGTAACAATGTAGCAGTACTTTCAAGTAATTATCCAGTCTATGCAGAGATGTCTCGCCGCTTCCATGCAATTTTAAAAGAGTTCGTTTCGCCTAAGGAACATGAGACTTACAGCATTGATGAAGCTTTCTTAGAGTTGACAGCATACGAATATAAATATGATTTAAATTCTTATGCCAAATTGATGAAAGACAGGATATTTATGTGGATCGGCCTTCCAGTCTGCGTTGGTATCGGAAGGTCAAAAACCGAAGCAAAAATGGCTAATCATCTTGCAAAAACCTACCCAAACTTTAACGGCGTGTGCAATCTAGTTTACTTTGAAGAGAACATTAGAAACCTTCTATACAAACAGACAAAAGTTTCTGAGGTGTGGGGTGTCGGCAGACAGCATTCTAAAAAATTAGAAGCTATGGGAATTAATAGCGTATATGACTTAATGTTGGCAAATCCATATCACATCGAATCCCTATTTAGTGTTGTTATGAAAAGGACGGTTCTGGAGCTTAACGGCATTGCATGCATAGAAATTGAAGACACACCCCCAACAAGAAAACAAATCATTTCTTCAAGAGCATTTAAACAAAAGATTATTGATAAAGATGATCTAAAGGAAGCTATTGCCAGACGGACGCAAGAAGCCTTTACAAGAGCTAGAAAAGATCAATTGTTATGTGGTTGTGTCGTGGCTTTTGCGCATTCTAGCCCTTTTGATATAAATAAACCTTTTTATAAAGGTGAGTTATCACAATCATTTAGTGTACCAACAGATGACGTTAGACGCCTGGTGAAAGCATCAACTTCAATGATTGATTATATTTACAGATATGGAGTGGATTTTAAAAAATGCGGGGTTGTGTTCACTGCGCTTGAAAGCAAAAATTCTTATACTTATGATTTGCTAACAGATTATAGTGATTTAGAGAAAACTGAAAATTTGATGTGTGCCATCGAAGGTATTCAAGAGAAATACGGAAAATATAAACTGGGATTCGGCGGGAGCATGTACCAAAATCGAATGTGGTCAATGTCTCAAAATCTTAAATCGAATAATTATTTTACGCTAGAGGGCATGCTAAAGATTAATAATTAGATATTCATAAAATGTGAATAATTTTGCTCAAAATCAGAAAAAATTAAAAAAAATGTGCAAAATTATGCTCAATCAAAGGCCCTTTAAAGGGCCTTAATACAAATCCCTACACTTACATTATTGTTGATTGTATGAGCTGTGCACCCTGATATCAGAATGCACAGCAATGTAATGATTGCAGCAATCTTTGAACGCTTACAATGGAAGACCTTCATGCTAGTTGATCCGGTTAGCAATCCAACCATAAAAGAATTGCTCTTGCGTGGGATTACGTTCACAGATTTCAATGTAGCGCTGGCCCTGCATGATATTCAGCACACGTACTAGGACTTTTTCACCGTCCTTTCCACGTTTATCTAAATAAGTTTTAAAAGCTTTTAGAGTAGCTGGACCATAAACCCCATCAACTTTAAGGTCAGGCCACCCTGCTTTACCTTGGTTGTTAAGTAGATTTAATGCACGTTGTAAAAGAGGTTTTGCAAAGCCAGTACCACAGTTTACACCTGTGTCTAAAAGCTCTTCTGCCACAGCTGAACTAAGTGCATTTACCTGATCAAAACGTGGTTCTGACCAGTATTGTTTCCGATAAATAGCTTTAGCAAGATCAAGAGGCAAATCTTTCATATTGCCCTTGTACCCATTATCCCGTGCCACAGCTTGAGTAATGCCGTATTTTGTTGCCCCTCCTCGGTCAGCCAGATTATTTACATACCCACCTTCACGTTTAATGAGTTCTTCAAGATATTGTTCAATGTTCATTTCGGTTTCCTATAAAAAAAATACCGCCCGAAGGCGGCATTAACTGTTTTCGACATCATTTCTGGCTTTCTTAACTTCTTTGATTACTTCAATAATCGTCTTACCTTCCTGTTTGTTAATAAAATTAAAGGTCCACCGGACCAAGGCCCAACCAGGAATACCGCAAACAAAGAAGAATCCACCTAGTGCCATCATCCCCCAAATATCTGTAATCCATTCGTGAAGGCCCCACTTCACAATGATGAATGAACCGCCTGCAAGACTTGATACAACCGTACAAATGAGCCCCACGGCCCATTCTTGAGGTGAGCGTGGCATACGTGTCATCAATACAACTGCTGCAACTAAGGCAACCGCTAAAGTCACCACAATTGCCACCCCATAGAATTTTAATAGTGCTGTTAAACCACTTGTGGAAACTGGTTCCATTTATTTCTCCAGAATATTTAAACAATAAAAAAACCCCTTTAAAGGGGCTTACTGATATATAAAATTACTTAGCCATACTTAAGATGATCTGCTCTAAACGGTTTGCGTACCAAATATGACCCGCATCACTTGGATGTAAGCCATCTGGCATGTAAGTTGATTTGAATGTTGCATTGTCATCAGGATGGAACCCAAAGTTTTCATGACCCGCCCAAACTGGAATAGAGTAGTAATCACATACATCTTTGATGGCTTTAAACTTCTTGTCTAAATCTGTAGGATTATTTGGGTTTGAACGCAGGCCTGAGCGCGGAGTTTGTGAGATAACTAACATTCGAGCATTTGGGTACTTGCTTTTTAATCCTGCACACATTGTATGCCATGCACCATAGTAAGTAGCTGTAGTACGGTCATCTGGTGTTCCAAGATTACCATCTACCCCATTAATACGGTCATTGGTTCCAGCTGCAATCGTAATGAAATCGAAATTAGCGGAATCAGGTAATGATGTATACGTCTGAGATAGGATGTTCGGAATTGCAATTGTGCCAGTGCCGGCACTAATCCAAGCCCCTGATGTAGCATGTTTTGTTAATGTTGCACTGTAACGTTCAGCAAGCACATCTGCATAGCTTTTAGTGGCATTCAACCCAACTGTAATTGAGTCACCTACTGCCAACCATTTCTTACCAGTTAAGCCTGTACTTGGTGTTTGAATTGCAGCAATTTGTTGGGCAAGGTTGTCTGTAATATCAGTTGTTGCAACTTTTTTCCAACTTCCCCATGTAGTCTCAAGGGCTTGATAGAAAAACTCCCCTTTGTAACTGATGTATGTTCTATGAGTGTAATAGGCTGCACCAGTACCTTTGTTTTCGAAAATCCCCCCAAATGTTGTTGGTGGCTTATTTGTACATGTGGCAAGAACATTGTTCGTAATTGAATAAGGCCCCGATACATTAAAGGCATTAAAATCTATTGCTGCTGCTACCGCCTTTGGCTTTATATCTAAGGACTTTATAAATGTATCCCAAGCACCCCAAGTATTTGTAAGAGAACGTGACGCATCAATATTGTCGTATGACTTAAACTCCTGAGATGTTAAATAGTCAGCCCCTGTGCCTTTAACCTCGAAAAAACCGCCAGCTGTAACAGGTGGTTTATTTGTACATTGGGTAAGAATCACTGTAGTGATTGTATAAGGGCCTGGTGTCTTATAAGTATTAAAATCGATTGGAGCTGTAATTGGTTTTGCCTTTAAATCACCAGCTTTAATTACAATATCCCAAGCAGACCATGTGTTTTTTAAAGAACGAACCGCTTCCTGATTATCAGAAGTACAAAAACGTTGCTTTGTAAAGTAATCTTCACCAGATCCTTCAACTATTAATATGCCCCCCTCTGTAAAAGGTGGCTTATTAGTGGAGTTATTAAAATCAGTGGTGGTAATTTTGTACCGACCTTCCTTTTTCTTAGTATTAAAGTCGATCGATCCAGAAATAGTCTGGATTTTGAAATTTGGATTTGCATCAGCATATGCTTTCGCCAGATCTAGAGGACTTAATCCCTCATCAATCCATTGATTCCCATTCCATAAATATAATTTTTTAGTATCAAAAGCATATGCTGCACTAGGGTTTGTAACTGGAACATAGGCTAGCAATTGAGCTTCTGTTTGAAATGGGCGAAATAATCCTGCATCAAAAAATAATCTAAGAATTTTAGATAATGTAGGAAAAACTTTGCCCAAATAGGTAATTACATCTTCTGCATCTGTACCATGAAAGAATTTATCAAAACTTTCACAATTTTTACCCGCATTCTCAAGTTGTTCACCTGTAACAAAATCAGCCATGCCTTTCTCCAAGCAATAAAAAAGCACCCTTTTGGGTGCTTGAAATTCGTTTAAAATTTAAAAGAAACTATGATCCATTTCATAATATCGATCGTCATAGTTAGAACAGGTCAGCTTGTTTGTCCTCCGGCTGGCTGGATCCCTTTCATTCAACATGAAAATATCGGCACCAACGTTCATATCTGAGACAACAATATATTTCGTTTTGATATAGCGGTCTTCTTCAACAACTAAAGGTTCTAATGGTGGTCTTTGTAGAATAATATGATCTGTGAATTCTCCAGGAACTACTTCGATCATGTCTATAGTTCCATTTGACATTTGAAGATAAACATAATATTGATGACCTTCTTCAAATATCACATCCTGAGAAGTAGTTATTGTTAAACCATTAATTGCCAATACATCTCCGTCTTGCGTTGCAATATTTGTATTATCAGCAATCATCAGGCAATCATTCCTTAACAACAACTCTGTTTCATCGGTAGCCTCAACCTCTACACCCAAAATCTGATATTGCAATTTATTCCATTCTCTCCAAGCGCGCGTTTGTGCTTGTGCTAAGGACCTAACACCATAAGCGGTGATCTTTAATGGATTTTTTGCAGTACCATCTTCTGGTATTGAATAAGTAGCAGCTGTGTCATCTTCAGGATCAGTGTATTCAACTATTACCCCGTCATACCCCTTTTCATTACCAATAGTTAAAGACCGTTTTTCTGTGCCAGGTATTTTATTTCGATGGTTTAACAATAAAACTGCATTCTCTTGGGGCTGTTCAAACTTCAAACGCAATTTATTTCCCATCCGAAATATTTCACTGAACCCTGCTGCAGCGACCCGTTGAGCTTGTTCTTCAAAAGAAGATTTTGCATCATTAAATTGATAACCAAATTCTGTGGCAACTTCTGATCCAAAATAATCACGGATTATCTGTGTTTCAGCTTTAATTTGCGGTATATCAACTTCATTAATTGTACGGCGACCAATACGGTCATCTATAGCCATGTTGATAATAATTTGGTCAATTTGTTTTGTAGCAACTAATTCACCAGTACCATCAACAGGTAACTTTCGAGTAACAAGGAGATTTGTTTTTTTCTCTTTAACTGAAGTTGCTGCTTTTGTTGCTATCGCTTTGTACCGGACAATTGTCACATCTGGATAAGTAGTTTTATCAGTAGTTGCAATCCCATATACATCTTCAATTTTTGCAGTGCTTCGATAATACATATCTCCAACAGGCTGATCAGAACACAATCTAAATCTAAATGCTCCTGTAAAGCTGCTGCTAAAATCAATGCGGATTGTTCTACCAAAATCAGTTAAGAATCGTCCTTCAATGACAGTTGTATTTTTAAATACTTCTCCGACAGGATTTCCAGTTATCGCATCTAGCTTTTGATACTCAACTGTTATCCGACTTGAGGCTTCATATTGCATACCTGATTTTTGAGATGACCAATAAAGCCCTAACGGATAATACAAATTTAAGATCATCCCTTCAGCTTGAGCAAATTTGATGTCGTACCAACCAACCCATTTTGAAGAGACAACATTAAGTCTTACAGATACGATTTGCGGTTCTGTAGACTGATCAACTAATGTTTGTAGCTCATTCCAAGCAGGATTAATTGCCGAAGGTAAAGTTAGTGCTATTGAGGAGTAGGATGCAGGGACACTCCCCTCTGCTGGGCTATAGCCCACCACAGAAGAAACGGTATAAGTACCATCTAAATCAATTTCATGTTGATTATCCGTGAATGTTGCTGCGGCAGCGACTGTATTACTATTTTGGTCTATGTAGTTCCAATTGTAGTTAACAAGTTTTGGGCTTGATAAAGTCACGATGTAAATATAATTAGAGCCGGATACCTCATAGGTAACACTAGAAACTTTATAATTACCTGAAAGATCATATTCAGTAGTTTGTAATGTTGGTACATCATCAATAATTACAGTTCGTGTTACTTCAACAATAAAACCTGAAAGCGTTAAGCCTTGATATCCACCGACATCATCAATATAGGTTTCAGATTCGATTCGAATGGTAAAATTACTGTTAGCAATAAAGTTTCCATCGATCGACATATCAATTGTGCCAACCTTCGCATTGAATAACGAAAGGTTATCATTTGCTTGAAACCATTGTGTGAAATCAACACTTGAATCACGAGCTCTAATAATATTGGGATATATGAAAAATACTTTATCGGTTTCAATTGCGTCATCATTAGGTTTTTCTAATTCTTGTCCATTGATAGCACTTGACTTACGAATATAAAGTGGATATTCGGTGAAGCTTTCTCCGATTTGATATTGAGGTGTACCCGTTAAATCTGCACCAGGCGGATATACAGATAATGCTGCTCCCGTAATATTTCCTACATCTGTATCACCTTCTTTTGCATCTTCTATTAAAAAATGCCCGCGACCAATTGCCATCATTGAATATTCAGTGGCCAATCCAGTTACAGCATCGTAATAACGAAATGGTGTTGAGATTAAATCTGGTGTTGAACGAACTTGACCATAAATATCAGGAATTCGACCATTAATACGAGATGTATTTTGACGGTTAGTTAATTGGTTGTTAGAGGAGATAAATTGATCTGGTAGTGGTTGATTCATCATCTTCCACATGTAACCCTCAACCCAACCAAAGACAAATCCAATAACACGCCAGTCTAAACCCTGTGGTTTAATTACAACGTAAAATGTCCCTTCAAGGCTTTGTAGCCGTGCAATATCCTCAATAATGCAATGCTGACGAAATTGAAGCTTTTGAGACTCTGCAAAGTGGTTGTGATAAATTATTGTCCCTTCTGGTAATTTCTTATCAAATTGCTGATAGAGATATGCACAAACATCTTCAACATTTTCCTCTGACCATGTTGATTTATCCATTTGATCTGGAACAATAATTACCTTTTTCACTTATAAAACCTCGTTTCCTTAAAGCGGATAGATATGGTTTCAATTGGCATAAACTGAGCGCCAAGGGGTGTTAGATGCAAAACCCTACCCAAATAAAAAAGCCCAACATGTGTTGAGCTTTTTGAACCATTTGTAAAAAATACAATGCAGGGGGAAATGGGTTCATCTAAACTTGCAAATTCCCCACTCCCATTTAAGAATTCATCCAAACGTTGCTGCAAATTCAAACCTGTAACTTGCTGCCATGCTTCACATAGAAACTCAAAACAGGTGTAATCAGGCTTCCATGTTCTATCTAAAAGATTATTAATTGTCATTAAGAACCTCTTAACAATGGGTAATCCTCAAATGTGTAAAGTTTGCCAGTAGCGACATCATTTAAGCCCGGTGCTCGAGCTTCAAAAGTCACTTTTCCCAAACTATCTTTATTTATTTTTGGTATTTCTAAAGTTTGAAAAGTAATCGCTGGTTCATCAAGTTGGTCATCTCTAAAACCAAAATATCTAAATGTAGGACGTATACGTGAAAATTCAGTTTTGGGAATATTGAAAACTGCTTTTGAAAAATCATCATCAATATCAGCAAATGAAATACTCATACCTTGTTCTAAATCATTACTAATATTGTTTTTGTCAATTTGAAGCGGTGTATATAGATAAGTATTACCACCTAAAACCATGGGATCAGTGTTGTTACACATATAGCGATAAGGTGCTGAGAATGAAGGATGATTGATTTCAATACACTCGATCAGCTCAACACCAGCACTATTTAAAAAAAATGACGGGTCTATGTAATCAGTCATTAATTACATCTCCCAAAGCATCAGGTAATTTTTTATTAACCAACTTATCTAAAGGATCAAACAAGTCTGATAAAACTTGGCCTCTATTACCTGCCTCAACAATTAGATCATCTTGAGCGTCATTTGTATCTAAAGGACGTACCCGTAATTGGGCGGTAATAGTGAAAAATTTACCTTGTTTACCATTAATAGTTGGAGCACTAGAAAAATGACATTTATAGTCTTCAACTAAAGGGGCATCTACACACAATTTTGCAAGAAATGGTTTATTCGGATTTCTTCTCCAACGGCGATAAAAAGCCATTAAATATTCAAAACCCTTAGGACCAAGAATCCATTGAACATTTGCTGTGTGATAAGTACCTTTTATTGAACGGCGAAATCGAGGTGCGCCACCAGGTAAATCTACCATGGTGACATCATCTCCTAATTGAGCGGAGTAACCAGATTGCGTTGAACAATACATCATTCTGTCTAAAACAGTCATTATCGTCTTCGCCCCGCTGTTGTATAAGTTGATATACCTTTACTAATTCGACTATTCGGATTACTTAATGCATTCAACAAATGAGCCTCAACGACTTCAATAGTCACAGAACCATCTTCATTTGTATTTGCATTTACCCGAGCTTGTGAACTATTAAAGATATTGATTTGAGGTTGTTGAGATGAAGTGTTTTCTAAGCCTTTGCTGTAAGAAGCTTTAGGTTTATAACCGATATCAATACCGCCAAGGATATCGCCAGTGACAACACCACCATCAGCAAAGCCGTTTGGTGAGCCTTTACGCATTGATTCAACTATGCTGACTCCACCCCATCGTTTGATATCTTCTTGAGACCATACTACTTCTCCTTTATGAACCACCCCACCCACTTGATACTTACTTCCATATCCAGTAAAACCGCCGTCAGCGAAGCCGGACGGTTCTTGTTGAGAGATAGCAATGACTTGTGCAAGACCAGATGCACCCGCAACTACTGAAGCAGCAATTTTTGCGTAAAAAGGTAAAGATGGATCAGCCCAAGCTTGAGATATAGCCAAATAAGTGTTGATAGTTGCAGAAGCGATTGCCATGGCTTTTTGCATAGCAAACATTGCTTTATATGACTTAGATTGTTCACCTTGACGCTTACCAATAATGTCAGTGAGTTGGCCCCAAGATGAAGATGCATAATTCAACATTGACGCTGTATCAGATAGCTTTTGATCTTTGATTTGTCTACTTAGTTTAAGTTCTTCAGAACTTGCTTTTGCATTTAACGCAGCTTTTGCCATCAAATATTCATTTTCAGCTTCCAATAGTTGTGCATTTTTTGCTTTTTCATCAAGTAAAGGATCATCTTGAATAGATTGATAGTTGGAGGTATAAGCCTCACTCAGCCCACCAAGGTTTTCCCCATATTGGTTTTGTAGACTCCATCGAGCATATTCATTAGGATTTTGAGTCATTAATTTATCAGCTGCTAAGTCTTGATAAATATTTCCCACCCCAAATTGAGCAGAATTTAACTTCTCCCACTGCGCTTTTCTAAACTCAGCTATATCTTTTTGATAAACTTTTTTCTGAAGTTCAAGATATTTATTTCTTGCAGCGTCATCATTGGCAAAAGTTAGATTAATATCTTTAATTGCCTCTTCATTTTCATACTCAATTTTTTCAAGCTCAGTAAAATATTTACTCCGTACAGAAAGTTGTTTCTTGGCAGCTTCTTCACGGATTTTAGTTGCATCGTCATTAAACTTTTTAACTATTTCCAGTTCTGCTGAGGCGTCTTTAAGTGCTTCAGCGCTTCCTTTGTAGCCCAATACAGAAACATGAATATGCCCGCCAGTAGCGCGTTTTGAAGGGTTGCGATATTCATCAAGAACTCTAACAACGAATCCGTAACGTTTAGCTAAGCTTTCAAGTTGGCTAACCGCTTGAGCTGACTTTGAAGCATCTTTTAGAGTGAAATCAAATGCATTCCCTGTAGCATGTCGACTGTTAGTTCCTTTGTGATAACTGTCATTAAATGCTGTAAATCGTCCTAAGTTATCATCAAGTGAAGTTTGAGACATTTGAGCAAAATTAGCTGTATAAGCCCGAACTTTACCACCAGCCATAGCTTCAGCGCTTTTAATACGAAGCCCCAGGAATGTGGGATTAATTACTGGATGCCATTACCAAGCGCACCAAGCGAAGCGGGAGCTGAGGGATGAATGCACAAATTTTAGATCCATGCTGCGGCTCTCGTATGTTCTGGTTTGATCGTCAAAATCCTAATGTGGTTTTTGGAGATATTAGAAAAGAAGAACATACATTGTGTGATGGTCGTTCTCTAGTGATTGAACCGGATGTGATGATGGACTTTCGCGACATGCCTTTTAAAGATGGCCAATTTACTTTAGTTGTGTTTGACCCTCCGCACCTGGTGAAGGCAGGCAAACAAAGTTGGTTAGCTCTTAAGTATGGAAAGTTGCAAGACGATTGGCGCGAAGATATTCGGAAAGGTTTTGCAGAGTGCTTCCGTGTGTTGGCCAAAGGTGGTGTTTTAATTTTCAAATGGAATGAAACACAGATCAAAGTTAGTGAACTTCTAGCACTGACAGATCAAAAACCATTGTTTGGCCACATCACAGGCAAACGTGCAAATACACATTGGATTGCTTTTATGAAAGCGGAAAGTAAGGAGGGGTGAAATGTTGTTAACTGTCAGCCAAACTATTCAGGTCACCAGCCTATCTAAGACAACAATATATAGAATGTTTGATTCAGGTGAACTTAAAAAAGTTAAGTTGGGAGGTTCAACAAGAGTTGAGCTTCCAAAAGAACTTTACGAAAAGTACAAAGAAAACATTCAGGCCTTATTTAAATAAGGCCTTCATTATATTAGTTGCTGCGCTCTAATCTCGCATCTTCTCTTAATTTATCTAGATAATCGGCCCAAGCCTGCATCATTTCAGTACGTTCTTTTAAGTATTTTGTACGGTTGTATGCCCTACCATGCATGTCCTTAACCTGATGGGCTAACTGCATTTCTATTCGCTCAATTGGATAATTAAGCACTTCATCTAATAAAGTACGGGCCGTGGCACGCAAACCATGTCCTGTAGTTTCACCATTGGCGAATCCGAAAGTCTTAAGCCTTTTATTAATAGTTGACTCACTAATAACAGGTTTGCCTTTTGTCATAGATGCAAAGACATACTTTTGACTACCAGTTAATTTATAAAGCTCTCTAAGATGTGCAACGACTTGTGTTGCCAAAGGAACTACATGTTCTAAGTGAGTTTTATTTTGGGTTTTTGGAGGTGTATAAGCCCAAAGGCCTTTATCTAAATCAATTTTTTCCCATTCCGCCCAGCGCAATTCACCAGGGCGAACAAAAACATAGGGCAATATTAAAGTTGCATAATAGACAATGATTGAGCCATTTAAATTTGGTTCTGATAAATCTAAAAGTAGTTGCCCTAATCTTTTTTCATCTGTAATAGCTGCGTAGTGATTAACGGTGCCAGATTTTAAAATCCCTGATATTTGATCAGCAATGTTGTATTGGCAAAGTCCCAAAACGATTGCATATTTAAAGACTTGGCTTGCTTTTGAACGCATTCGTTTTGCCGAGTCATATTTTCCTTGATTTTCATACAATCTACAGGCATCAAGCACTTGTAATGCGGTTATTTCAGAAACTGGTATTGAGCCAATACTTAAATAAAGTTTCTCCCAAATCGCCTTATTTCTTTGTTTTGTTCGCTCAGTAATTTCTTCTGTTAATCGAAACTCATCTGCCACGGCGGCAAACGTAGATATTAAATTTCGTTTTTTAACTTGAGCTTCACGTTTACGCTGCTCAACCGGATCAATATTTTGTGCTATTTGACTTCTGAACTCTTCACGATATTGACGTGCAATAGCTAAACTTATCTCAGGATATGGACCAATCGAAATTGTATTACGCTTCTTAAGAATTGGACGTGTGTAATCAAATCGCCAAGAAGTGCCACCATTCTTATCGATTAAAAGGTATAATCCACTTCCATCTGAAAGTTTGAGCATTTTCTTCTCAACTTCTTTCCTATGTTTTGAGATTTCAGACTTAATTTTTGAGTCTGTCAAAGCAGGTACAATTTTAGGCAT